TGGTTAGGCCTTTAATCCCATACGCATGTAGCGTAGAGTTATAGGTGTAATTCCCCCTACTGGAACAACAGTTAGTGAAACTGTGTCTCCAGCCCTTGAAACAGAGATGGTGCCAATATTCCCATCATTGTCAATTGTTGCATACTGAGTGACGTTAACATCTGTTCCATCAATCAGAATACTTATTTCTGTAGAGTAGTACTTGTTTGCACCACCTGCTACATATTTAATGGAAACCATATATTTCATTGATCGCCATTCACTTGCGGTAAAGTTATCAAAAACCGTTGAGTTTTCAATTCCATTAATTGTTGACTCATTGTTGCCATCTGATCCAAGGTCAGTAGACCTAGCAGAAGTACTATCAATTAAGTCTACATAGTTTTCCTGAGTTGGTCTATCACCTGTTTGAAACAAGGCTTTTACGTTGGTGGTTGATATCTTTGCCATAGGCCTATTATAGCATTATGTTAAAGAATATAGTTATTGATTCCAATGATTTGTAATCCAATTCCAGGGATATTGGAGTATGCGCTTGGTATTCCAATGTTTGTAAGTTTGATTCTAAATGGAAGAACTTCGTTTATCTTGGTTAACCTTACAGAGGACAAAACCTTTGTTTTTGGGTAATCTGTTGTTGATACTAATCCTACTTTATTGCTAGAACTATTTGTTATTACAACTGAAGCCATTATGACTCACTATTGGTTACATCTTCAATAATGTTCATTGTCCCTCTGGCTACCGTCCAAACACGACTTTCATCGCTTAATTCAATATCAAATATATCGCCAGTTTCTAACAAGGTTGATTGTCCTGATGTTAATGAAACTGTAAATTCACCACTACCGTCGCCAGTTCCTGGGGCTGGTGCTAAAGTAGTAATTAACTCTGCATCGTCTGTAAAATCACCAGGCTTTGTATTAGGACGTTTAACTTCCATTTCAATATCCCAGTCAGCAATTATTAGTGGGTCTTTGTTGTCATCTGTTACATATACTCTAAAAGCGGCTGTATCGCCTCTTACAACTGTCCAAACCACATTTGGTGGGGTAGATCCAACTGAATAAGAACTAAGCGCTTGATCTCTAAATGTTGCCATAATCATATCATTATACCACTAACTAAATAAATATTTAAAATATTTTTATTATTTATTGTCTAAAGTTGACTTAGTTGGCAAATCCATGTTATAATTAATATATGCTACCTGTTGGTAGCATTTGTTCTCTAGGAGGTAATTTACAATGAGAGAAGCAAACGTTTGGTTAGGGGTTTTAGTTTTGGTTATTTGTAGTACCGTTTTTTCGGCTACTGCAAATGCAACAAATGAAAACAACTTACTAAGTAAAAACTCTATAGAAGTCTCCGCCACCCCAAAGGTGGCATTTTTGGTTTCTAAAGAGAAAAAACTTGAAAAGTATGAAAATGCTCACAACTTGACTGATGAGCAACTAGTTGATATGTTAAAGGCTGTAGGGTTTAAAGGTAAGGCTTTGAGATCTGCTTGTGCTATTGCAAAGGCAGAGTCTAATGGTCGTCCCCTTGCTTTTAACGGTAACGTAAAAACTGGAGATAGTTCTTATGGTGTATTTCAAATAAATATGCTAGGAGAACTTGGGTCAGATCGTAGAGAAAAGTTTGAGTTAGACTCAAATGCTGAATTGCTTAACCCCGTGGTTAATGCACAGATTGCTCTTCACATGACTAAGGGTGGAGCAGATTGGTCTTCATGGAGTTCCGTAAATGGAAAACGGTATAAAGAGTGGTATAACCAGTATCCATGTAAGTAATAACATTTAATATAAAAATACCCCCCTTGCTTTTGGCTTGGGGGGTTTTATATTTTATAAAAATTATTCTATACTAAAATTTATTCGGCTGCTTCTTCCGCTGCTGCTTCTTCCGCTGCTGCTGCTGCTTCCGCTGCTGCTGCTGCTGCAGCGACTGCTGGATCAATCCATTTTTCTCCAAGAATACATTCATCTGATGCAAGAACACAGACCTTACCAGTTACCTGCTCTGCAATTGTTTTTGTTTCAGCAACAATAACATTTATAATAGTGTCTTCTTCATCTAATACGGCATAGTTTGCCATTTTGTCTCCAATCATAAATATAGTAGGTTTTATCCTACGCCAATTATACCACTAATATATTACTTGTATTCTTTATTAGATCTATAAAGATTTTTATAGGAGTCAAAGAACTTTTCTCTAAGTTCAATAAGTATTTTATTATTTTTATCAAATTCATCTTTTCCGCCAATTTTCATTGACCAAGATTCTCTTTTAAAAGGTATTGCTTGTGCTATTGGGGTTCCTGCTGGAATTAGTCCTTCCCAAGAAATATCCTTTAGTGTAAAGGGAAAATTTACTGGTGCTGAGTATTTGTCAGTATCAACAACCCCCTCTAAAATTTTAAAAGGTATGTCTCTATGCATTGGAGAAACAAACAATGTTGAATACCCCTTTGGTGTTTTTATTCCCCATGGATTTGACCATTTTGGATAAGAAATATTTTTTTCTCCTCCAGGATATAATGGGGCTTGAATAAAGTCATGAAATTTTACAGGCTCTAGGCTTGGCCATTCATATTTTGGGAATTTTATATTTTTTTCTTTATTATCTTCTGGGTCAATGTATGTTGCTTCTGCTGAAGAGACATAAACATCAACATATGTTGTAATTATATAACCCGCATTTATTGAATCAAAAACTGGCATGCATCTTTTTATTGTTGCTGATGTGGTGCCACTGCCATTTGGTTTTTTAATTTTTCCAAGATAAGAATCTGTTTCTTTATACCAATCTGGAATAAAGTGAGATGCTGGTTTAGGACAATATTTTGAACTAACATTCATCATATCTGTAAAAACAATTTTATTATTTTTCATAAAAACATCACCCCCAATTTTATAAATATTTTTTTATGTTAAAGGAAAAATTATAACTTTTCCAGCACGTAAACCTTGTGTTGCTCCCGTTGATGTATTAACTGTTCTTACAACTGCTCCTGCTGGATATACTGGAGGTAATGTTGTCTGTCCAAATGACATTGTTCCTGCAGTTCCTGTTGCAATGGCATTTCCTGAACCAGATCCTCCAGTACCACCATTGGCAGTTATAGTTGAATCAAATGTTGTTGAGCCTCCAGTTGAACCCGTTCCACCGTTATTTGTTCCTTCTATTCCATAACGACCAGTGATATTAGTTCCAGAAGCACCACGTGCACCAACGGCTCCAATGGTTACTGTATAAGTAACTCCTGGACTTATTGAATATGCTGCTCCTCCAGAAATTGCTGCTCCACCCTGACCGCTAGTGTCTGCTCCGTTAACTGTTAATCCACCAGGTCCTCCTGATGCGCCTATTGTGCTAACAAAAATTCTATTTACTCCTGCTGGTGCATTATAAAAACCACTTGAGTTGTATTCAGCAATTCCAACTGGAGTCTTACTATTTACTCTATCGCTTGCCATTTTATGATATCTCCGATCCAAAGATATTGAATGATGCATATCCACCAACTGAATAAACTGTAACAACATCTGTTGTTGCTAAAGTAATACCAAGAACAGCGTTTAGAGATTCTGCTGGTTGCAAAATTAAACCATCATATATATATTGTTTATCGTCTGCACTTTCTCCAGCAACTCTTATGGAAATGTTAACACTTTCAGAAATTGTTGCAGATGTGTTGCATATATTTATTGAAGATATCACTGCTGATGTAGCAGCAGGAACTGTATATGCAGTAGTTGCCGTTGCTGCTGCTGGCTTAACCTGACCTAAAACCTTATAAACTATTGGCATTTTTTATCCTCCCATATGCAAGAACACTGTTGTTGTAGGGTCTGGTGAATCTTGCCATGATGCAATTATACCATCTGTTTGTAAGGTTTTTCCAGCATTTCCAGTTTGTGTTGGAATAAAGGCAACCCATGCAGACCCACTATAAAACTGAAGTTGGTTTATGGTATTTCCGCTGCCATCTTGTCTTATTAAACATACTGATCCAGCAACTGGTGAAGTAATTGATGCATCTCTTGCTGCTGGATTAAGAAAATTATTGGTTCCTTTTTTTGCAGTAAAATGATCTGTTGCAGTTAAACTAGATAGGTGGGTATGTAAACCAGTCCATTCAAATGTTCCAGAGATATCGGTCTTTCCAGAAACTTGATACCAGGTATCGTCTGCTGCATTGTATACGTAGGCTGCCTTCCCGTCTGAATCAAATACTGTAG